TCAACTAATCACTCCCCACAAATCACCTAAACCATAGCTCGAACTATTTGGACTTGCTCCGTTCCATGTTCTTATTGGTAAATAGTAACGATATCCATTCCAATTATAACCAACCCACACATGACCATCTTGCAAACATACTTCATCATATTTCACATAACCGCCAGGTTGGAAATTATAGCCGAATTGTGCACTTGTAAATGGAGAATCAACTCTTGTTATAATTGGTTGATTGCCATTCGTAAATGTTGCACTTTCTGCTTTATACCATGTACCATATTGGTTTTGTTTCCAATCAGTGTTTGTGGCGTTTGTAGAGCCGCTAGAGCTTGGTTTTGAACTCCCTTTATCAGTTGAACCTTTTGGAATTTCACCGTTGTAATACGCTTTAATTTGACTTATAAAGTAGTCTTTTGTTTTCTTTTTAACACTGTCTGGTGCCATTTGGCTAGAATAATACCCAGCATGTAGTTTCATACTTCTGTGTGGGCACTGTGTGCTAGATAATTGATTGTGTAAGATAACGGTATCGCTATTAACTGGAAGATTCCATTTCTTCAACAGTCTAGCTGCTTCTTGAAATGCTGATTGTTCATTTGCTAAAAAGTCTTTATCGCTAGCACTCATTGACTGACAAATTTCAATACCGTAGTAGTTTCTATTTCCATAAGCATTTGCCGTATGCCATGCGATATAGCTTTCAGGTAAAGCTTGCCATACACGATTGCCACTGATATAAGAATGGGCAATACCAGCTTCTAATCTTTGCTCACTCGCATTAACTAATTGATCGTGATAGTTCATAGCTGTTCCACTACCTGCATCATTGTGTAATACAATACCTTTAGGTTTATATCCACGCTTGCCAAGTATGCTTGCTCGTGCTACTGTATCACGATTATATATCAACTTCTTAGGTTTTTGTTTAGATGGTTTATTAGGTTTTGTTCCTTTATACAATGGACGAATAAACCACATAGGGAAATCGTAATTATGGACAACTCTTGTAGCAGTTTCCCAACCTTTTCCACCTTGTTCAGGACCACTCGTCCATCCTCCGCCTTGCCAGTTGTTATCTAATGATACAAATTGCATATAGTTACCATCATAATTCCCGTTTAACACGACAGCTACGTGTCCATGACCGGCGCCGTAATTACTATTGAATACAACAATGTCTCCTTCTTGAGCTTTGAAATCAACCGTATTTTCATAGACAGTTCCCAAACCGTCAAAGTTATTTTCAAATGGTATATCTTTTGCACTATCACCTTTTAAACTTTCATTACTAATATAAGCCCAATAGTAATTAGCTAAATCAAAACACTGGGCTCCATACCAACCATCATAATCTAAATATTTACCTTCTAATGACTTAAGATACGCGACTGCTTCTTTTTTAGTCTTTGTAATTGTCATTATTGTATGCCCCCATTGTCTTTACTATCGTGGAAAATTTTACCATCTTTATTATCTTGTGTCGCATCTATTGTTGGTGTGGTTCCTTGCTTTTTATCGAGTTTCTTTTGTTTCATTTCAATATTTGCTTGATGTCCTTCTTTAGTCACTGGATTATCTTTATAAGCTGTATATAGCGCTACGATAGTTAATAAAATTGAACTGATACTATCTTCATCTACTGGTATAGGACTAATATTTTTAGTCGCTAACCATTGATTAATAATTGCTATAATTAATACGATAAATCTAACTGCTGCACCGATTGTCATTTTCATAAATTTAACCTCCAAAATAAAAAGCCGACGCTATGCGCCGACCTTTAGAATTTAATTATTTACATTTCCCAAACCAAAAACATTCCCAAAAACTTGCGCCGAAAACTAACGTTTCATTTAAGAAGTTAAGCATTATAATCACCCCTTTCAAAGTTACCAACCGACCAACATCTTAATTGATGTCCATATTAACGAACTAAGTATGGAGAAAAAAGTCCCAATGATTAACCACTTAAGTTGTTGAAATTGCTTTTTATTTTCTTCTCGATTTTCCTTTTCAATTTCTCGTTCTCGGTTAATTGAATCTAATGTGTAATTCATTTTTACATTAATTATTTCTTGTGTATGTTGACCTTTTTCAATTTCTTTTAATGAGTTATGAAGTTTTTCTATAGACTCATTGATTTCTTTTCTATCTTCTTTCATTGTGTTTTCTATATTTCTTAAGCGTTTGTCGTTATATCTGTCTTTATCTTCCAAAATACCGACACGACGCTCAATATCTTGATTTCCTTCACTACTCACTCTGTCACCTACTTATTCCAAAATAAAAACCCCAAGCTTATGCTTGAGGCTCTGGGTAATCTTCACCCGTTATTTCTTTGTATTGTTCTTTAGTGATGCAACCGTAATCATAGTAGATTTTAATTTCTGCGTTTGTGTAACAATTGATATCGTAAAAATATTTTATACTTTCAAATGATGGAAACATTAGGCATTACCTCCGATTTTGTTTTCTATCTCTGTTATTTTAAGTAAAGCGTCTGCCAAGCTTTTGTTTGTAATTTCGAGTTTATCCTCAAGAGCTTTTGTTTTCTTATTTCCAATCATTAATTGTAATTGCAACTGAGATACTAATAACTCCAAAGCTTTAGGTTCCATAGGCGGCTTTTTTTGTGTTTCCTCCCATTCTTCTTTTGTACTACCAATCCATTCATTTCCATTAAAATAAAATGGTTCATATATTCCTGGTGGTGGTGCAATTTCCGTCCATGCTTCTTTAGGGTAGTCGTATTCACCTTCATTGTTTAATTCTGCAAGGTAAGGTGTACCATCATATAAATAAACTACTTTCATAAACTCATCTCCCTCTAATCTTTCCAAGACATTTCACCGTAAGCGTAATCCGTAGATATCCAAGCGCTAGAATCACCATTGATATAGAATTTAACGTTACCTGACGGTTCGATAACTAAGTAGCCACCTGCATATTTAGTTGGTATACGAACTGGGAAAGTTTGGGCATTCTTACAAAAGCCACTTGGTAAATTAGCTATTGTTTGACCGGGTACAATGTTAGATCCATTGATTCTCAAACAACGTTCTGTGACACTACCATTTACAATCGTTCTATATGCACATTTAAAGCCGTTTCTATCCCCATATTCTGTGTTAGTAGCTGCACCGTTGATTAAGTTAAACTCAACCCAACCTGTATCTGTTAATGTACTATCAACGCGCTCCCAATCTGACCAAGTGTTATAGAAACGTTTGACCCATGTTTGCTTAGAATTATATGGTCTGAACGTAATTCTTCTAACAACATTTTCACGTTTCTCAACAGTCGTAAAACCAGCTTGAGAAGAAGCGCTGGTGATTGGCACTGAAGTAGTGTAGAAGTTACCAGCTGGTAGGTTGTATAGGTTATCTAAGTTTTCAGCTAACGCAACAATTTGATAACTACCATCATCATTTGTTAACTTGTATTTTTGCCAATTAAGACTATTAATATTAGTGTCCAACTGTTCCGGTGTAACGAAACCATTATCTTCAACCGTTTTATTAAATTCTGCCACTTTTGCATCAACATGGGTAATAGCTTGGTCACTGGTTGCTTTAACACTTTCATTCGCAGTATCTGCAGTATTTTGAATAGATGTTTTCGTATTATTTGATAACGTTGCGATATCTTCAATACTTTGTGAAACTGTTTCATCTATATCTGATTTAGATTGTGTAATGAGTGTATTAATATCTGCTTTACCATCAATCACAATCTTATTAAGTGCATCTTTCCCTTGTTGTAACACTGTTTTCATTTCTGCAACATAATCGGCACCGTTAGCGATAGCTTCTTCGATATCTTTAACTTCTTGTTCGATTCGTTGTTTTAGTTGTGAAAACATACGAATGTATTCAATTTTAGTCGTTGAAGTAATTTTATTAATCAATGCGTCTGCAACTTCAAATTTAAACTCTCTAAACACTGCAACCTCATTATATTGTGAATTACCGTCTACATTATTCACACCGATATAAACTTGACCAGTAACCGTTGTGTTTGTGCAAGCATGTAAAAAGGCACTGTCTAATGTGATCGTGACAATGCCTTGAAATTCATCTTCAATTGCTAATTCAATTACATCTGATGCGCTACCATTTGTTGATTCAAAATAAGCATATGCGGTTAAATTATTCTTACTAATTAGTAATGGTCCTTTGTCGTTACTCAATTGAAATCTCAGTATTGCGGTATTTTCATCTAAATTATAAAAGCCAAACCCTAAATCAGATATTGGCTTTAAATAAGGTTCAGATGCAAGTTTGAATAACGCTTTTTTGTCTATTCCGTTTGTCATCTTATCACTCCTATTATTTAATTAAGCAAACGGCAACGCCGTAACCTTTTTCAGTATCAAATGGTGTAGTGATTTCTAACACACGATAGAAACCATTGTTATTATCTTTAGTGCCAATCCCTTTATTGGGTTTGATATAATCATTCACACCCACTGTGTTGTCGATTCGCGTAAATACTTGACCCACAAGTCCAACCACATTCCATTCTGGTCGTTCAGCACGTGATAAATATTCTTCTTCGTCATTTTCTTTAAAGTCTGGATTAGGTATTGGCACTTCAATTTCTTCTTCATACCAATTACCTTCGTCATCGTGCCATTCTTTTTTCTCTAACTGTGTGAGTGTGACACCAAATTCATCTTTTAAATATTTGTCTTTATGATGGAACATTTGGTCACCTAATACCACACCAGCAGTGCCCGAAATAACACCAATAGGTGTATCATTTGAGTTTGCCTTTCGAATATATCGACCATCTAAAGTGACGATATAACCATTCGGTATTTCTTGACCTGATTGGGATTCAAAATACTCTGCATAGTCACCGAAGTTTTGTCCAGCTTGGATTGTACCTTTTGACTTAATATTTCCTGAAACACTTCGTATTTCTACTGAAGTGTTAGCTTTTGAAATACTATCGGCATTATAGCCCCATACCGTAACATAATTATCTTCTGTTAATACACCACGACTATTTAAAATCAATTGACCATATTTACCTTGTGTTGTTTTAGATTCAAGCGAATTGATGATACCGGAACGCGAACCCCAAGCATGTGAGTTCATACCTGCACCTAATAACCAAGAACGATCAGAATGTGCATATGAATCACCTGTTGTAGCGATTACTGCAGAACGTCTTGATAATGCGCCTGACCCTGTCGAGCCACCCATAAATCCCCCGCGTACTGCAGTCGGTACATCTTTGTAAACTTGTTTAAACAATACTGCACCATTTGTATAGCCTTCATGTTGTACACCGATAATTGTCGTAGTAGTGTTATACATTTCAATTGCATTACCTGTACCGTTACCGATTAAATTTGCACCAATAATTTTAGTGTCATAAACGCCTGCACCACCGGCAATACCGATATTGTTAGATGAATGATGAATATTAATATTACTGAATGTAACTTTTTTCGGTCTGTTTGCACCACCGTAAATTTTGATGTCGGCAATTGCATTTTTGAAACCTCTGATATTGATATTGTTCAACTGAACATTTTCTGCCATAAACTGAACTGCAATAGCCGGACTAGTTGAATCAAATGTACCATCACCAATAGCAGTAAAGTTATTGACCGATACATTTGTGTAAGCACTGATTGAAAGGGCTCTAGGTGTCCAACCTGGATATACTTCGTTTTTATATGGAAATAGTGAGACAATATTTGAAAGCGTAACATCTTTAGCCGTTTTAGATTTAGGGTCGGTTGCTGCTCTATGATGACCAATATGTCTAGCTACATATGAACGGTTGTCTTTGTGTGAAATGTGTCCATCAACCACAACCATAGATGCTGCAGATGAAGTTTCATGAGCTTTGATTTCAATACCACATTGGTTATTAAACGTAATGTTATTTGATACCATAACGTTTTGTGAACCGTCATCAATTTCAATACCATTACTATTACCGTGATAATTTTTAGGATCATGCGAAACGTTATTCGTGATATTGATAAATCTACTGTGATGCGTTGTAATACCGTCATCACCATGACCAACCGATTCACAATTATTAATACGAATGAATTTACTTTCTAATTCCTCATTAACTCTTGCGCCGTCACCGCCGTAATAATAATCGTCACTAGCGTAGGTAATATCGAAACCATGTAATAAAGCATCAATGGATTTAATATCTTCGATATAACCATACTTAACGCCTGCAAATCTAACGTTAGATGATAACGAACCACCGCTAGGCGCTGGATGATTGAATTGAATACCATCACTTACGTTCTTTTCATCAAATCTTGCTTTGTTACCGTCCACTGAATAACCTTTTGTGCCAATATATTCAGCTGTACCATCCATATCTTTATTTGTGACTGCCAATGTTTCTCTCGGTGCGTCATCTGCAAGTTTAATAACAGTAACACCTTTACCTTCACCCGAAAGAATAGTTCTACTCGGTAACTTAATACCATTCTTAATTTTGTATGTTCCTGCCGTCATATGAACATGGACATTACCCGAACCTAATGCTTTTTTAAATGCTTCGTCAGAGTTTGTTTCTCCTGTTGGGTCTGCACCGTAATCGTTCACATTAACAATGCGTTCAATCTTTTTATTTAACTTCTCGTAATTCTCATCAAGTTTTTTCTCAATACGCGTGAAATCATAAAATAAACGGTCAGATAATACATTAAATGGTGTGCCATCGACCGCTACTCTACTATCTTTAGTTTCGTTTACTACATCGCCATTGTGACCGATGACTAAATTATCCACTCTAGAGAACAAGTATTTTATAATTGTCTCTACATTTACATTTTCGTAATCAATTTGTCTTGCATGGTGTGCGTGCTTTTCTTCTGAGCGATGATATTTCATGTTACTTGTAATATCTCGATAAAAATTACTTAGCATTTTGAAATTATCTATCGTTTTATATCGCCATTCTCTACCTATATCAATGGGATAATCTAAATGTAAATTCATATTACTATCACCCTTTCTATTCTATCCATGTGTGTGATCCATATATATAATCTGTTTCTGTCCATGTCTCTGTGTCTTGTTTGTTGAAAACAAGTGTTAATTTACCGTTAGGTCGTAATGAAACGATGGCTGGTAAATGAGTGTTTGGCGTTCTAATTGGCCAAGACTGTGATTCAGAAACAAAGTTTTCTGGTAGATTAGCGATTGTCATACCATTTTGTATATTAGATAAATTAATTCTTACGCTTTTTATTTTTACAATGCCTAAAACATTTATTTCTCTGTAGGAACAGTTAAAGCCATTGTCACCCTCTGCTTTAAATTCAGTGTTAGGTTTTCCACTTAACGGCGTAAATTCAATCCAATCTGTAGAATCTTTTAATATATCTTCGATATTTTGAATCGCTTTAAAATGTGTTGCAGCATAGTAAGGTTCTCCGTAATCATCAAATGGATATTTAATTTCTGTAGGGTTATCCATCTACTAACACACTCCCTATTGAATCTGACGCTAATTTCGGCATAGAAAAAGACGATTCACCAAGTGAGCCGCCCTGCGTTAGATTATTCATTTTTTTAATATTTCTATTTAAATTTTGTTGTATTTTAATAATGTCAGTTGGAGAATTACTGAAATCTACTTCAACTGATTCATTAGTTAATGGATGTGGTACGGTTAATTTAACTACTTTTAAATCTATATTAAAACCTAATGGTTTGTGTATGAAATGGATCATGTGATTTTCTTTTATATCTCCATCACCTAAGTAATGTTTATCTTCCACACTACCTAAATAGTTTGTTGATACCTCTACTGTAGGTTGGTCATTTAATTGTGCTTTTAGATTTGTCAGTAATTCATCTTCATCTAATGCTGTATCATCAAACAGAGTTGGCGCTTCTGAATGGCCAAACAATTCATAATTAGGTGATTTGTATTCTGCATAAGCTTTATACATATCAGAACCTTTTAATACAGCTGTTATATTTAAAACTGTAGATTTTTCAGTGCCTACATACATCGTAGGTGCTGTTTTATATTCTTTAACGTTAGGGTCTGCACCTCTATGAACAGCTTTAAAAGTATGCGATCCTTTGCTTAAATTACGTGCAATAACTATTTGTTCAGAACGTGCAGTGTGACTATAACAACTGTATCTGTTTATTAATTCACCGTCTAAATAAACATCTAACAAACCACCTCTTGATAGTTTCTTGAGAGTCCAAGTTAGCGTTTCATTTCCCCACTTACATTCAAATGTTTTTTCGTATGAATCACCGACATTTTGTGTTCGCCATGTGCCTTCTTTAAAAAACTTACCATTAAACTTTAAATCCGGTGGTTTAATAGGATTATAATTTTTAGTTTCAGTTTTGCTTTTCTTTTGGCCATAGCCTTGAATATATGTTTTAACATCAGTTGTAGTGGTGGTTGCTTGTACCTCACTAGAATTGTATTTGTAGATTAAAGGCGTATCTGACATTTGATAAAACGTCGATTGATCATAAAAGTAAATCTTTTTATTATCCGCAAAATAAATATAATCAAATACATCTGCGCCTTCAGTAATATATTCCATACCATTTTTATTACCAAGTTCCTCTACAGGTTTTCTGTCTTTAAAATCGCCTTTAATTTCGTAACTGAAATCAAGTTTGTTACCTTTAAAACCAAAATCTAAATATTGTTCTAATGTCATAGTAGTTTTAGTTTCTTCACCAGTAGATTCTTCGCCATTCAGTTCTTCACTTTCTAAATCCTTTTGAATATAATGATTTTGAAACTCCATAAATATATGCTTGGCTACAACTTCATTAGTAACGATACTTCCATCATATTTAATGGCAGTAGATTTAATTACATACATTTGCCCCTTCCAATCAAGCAACATTTCATTTAAGACATTATCGAAAATATCAGCGTTATTGCTTGTTTTATATATTGTGAAAGAAATTGACCGTTCATTGTTTTTCTCATATTCATACTTAAAAGAATCTAAATCAAAATCTGTTAATATTTCACCGAATGTACCTTTTCTATTTTTTAATATCAATGCGTCCAATTCATTCACCTACCTATATATAAATGGGAAAACCCATTGTGTCGTGGGATTACTAATATTTTCCCCAGTAATTTCAATTTCGTTGAATCCTGGCGCTAAAGTAATCCATTGCCAATTTGTATTCGATCCTACACGTTTATTATCTATTGTAGGATGAACACCATTTAATATTAATGTTTGTTTCTTTTTAATTGCCTTATTATATTTAAAAACATCACCCGTTGTATTGTTAGCGAGTGTAAAACCTTTAGGCGCATCAATATTAATTAATAATCTAAATTTATGTCGAATGTGTGGGTCTATCGTGTCAGTAGAACCGTTATAAATCTTAAACCCTGTAGTATTGTGTTTGTATTTAATATCATCTACCGATAATACACCCGTTTCAAATTGCCATTCACCACTTGATAAACTAAACTTATCAGTTTCTCTTAATGATTCTGAATAACCTTTTATTACTGAAAATTTAATAGAAAATGTACCAAAAGTAGGAGTTTTATAATCTATTGCATTTTCAGTACAATAGACAGCGTATTTTTTTCCAGGCATAAATGAATGCCAAATATAAAATGCTTCTCTTTTGAAAAGTAATCTTCTAAGTTTTTGTAACATTAAGTTATAGTCATTAATATCATGACCAATAAAGGAAAAATTCAAAACTAAATCAAAAGGACCGAAATTAATCGGTCCCATAACTACACCATCTGTGCCATTTATCTCCTTAGTATTTGCTTTAACCTCTACTCCTTCTTCTGAAAAATCTAGAAATTTCAATTTAGGTATATCAGTTAAATTCACATTGAATTCATCATTAAACATTTTCACTTCATGTTTCATTAATTTAAACTACCTCCAATATTAAACGCCATCAATTTAGAACGTTGACCCTGTTTTTTACTGATACCTTCCTCGGTCGGAACAGGTTTGTTAACTATATCTTGATTGCTAGTCACTAACTGCGCTAAATAATTTATTGCTTGATGCATTTGGTTAATTTGTTCATCTTGGCGTTCTACAACCTTTTTAAGCATAGAATCATCATCATTGGACGTACTAGGTGATTTTAAATTGTTAGGTCGTTTGTTACCTGTGGTAGATTTTCCGCCTTGAATATCTTGCGCTGCTAAAGCAAGTAATTTCATAGCGTCATTACGTCTACTAGGATCAGTAGGAATTACCCATTCTGGATAGCCTGCTTCAGCAATATTATACCAACCAGAATTTTTTATTAATCCACCTGTTGCAAAACGTCTATGTCCTGTTGGAACCCAACCGCTTTTGCCGTAAGGTAAATCACGTTTCCAGTTAGAGTTGTTAAAGAATGCAAGTAATTGGTCATAACCGCTTTTAATGTTTCCGTGTCCTTTAACTGCGTAGGATTTGAAAGTACTAGGTACATACTGTAATAAACCTTGCGCTGGTGTTCCTCTCAAGTTATTTATATCGCCGATGTTACCTTGAGTTACACCAGCATCACCATTAGATTCACGTTGTATTTGAGCTATAATACCCTGTAACTCTTTGTTAGATAAATTAACTTTCATTCTTTTGGCTGCTTTTCGAATTTCTGGTGCCCATTTAGAAGCTGCTTTTTTACCTCCACCAGTCAACCCTTTCAACCAACTCATTGGGTCTTTAGCTGTATCATTTCCCGGGTGATCACCTTTCATTAATTGGAAATGTAAATGTGCTCCTCGTACGAAATTACCAGTGTCACCTGATTTACCAATTAAATCACCAGCATTAACCTTTTGCCCTTTTTTAACTAATTGTTTAGACAAATGCATATACCAATTCCACATGTTTTTTCCTAATTGCACTTCTACTGACTTACCTCCACCGTAATCAGTCCATACATTAGAAACTTTACCGCCTGCAACTGCTTTAACATTAGTGCCTATTGGCATTCCAAAGTCCATACCGTAGTGTTTACCACCGTTAAAATTTAATCCGCCGGTGTAGTTGCCGAATTTTTGCCATATTGGATGTTTGAATAACCAACTAGCATCTCCTTCTCCACCTTGAGCATCCTCTAACCAGCTTTTCAACAAATCAGTAGCACTTTGTTTTAATTTGCCAAACATCGCTTTCATCATATCAAAAGGTAAGCTTGCGCCTTTAGGAATACCAAAAGATTTCATGTCTACGCCGAAACCTTCTAAAATTTTATTTAGTAACTTTCCAGGTTTACTTACCCAATCCATAACGTCTCCGACTTTATCGCCGAGCCACTTAGTACCCTTACCTACGACACTTTTTGCACCTTCTAAAAATTCTGATGTTTTATCTTTTACACCATGGAATTTTTGCCCTGCTCCTTTACCAAAATCAGATACACCTTTTGTCACTTTATCAGCAACATTTTCGTACCAATGTTTCTTTTTATTTGTACCATTATGAAACTTAGGCATTGTTCCATTTGAAAAAGCTGGACTGCTACTTAGCGCACTATAAGTTTGAGCACCATTATAAACAGTTGATCCTTGTGGTAGATAAGCCGTTGTATCTCTATTAGGTGTAATAGCCGTTTTACCGTTTGGATAACGAATCATTTCATGTCGGAAACCGCCTGGTCCGTTACCTTTCCCTTTATCGCCAACAGTAGCGAATGTGTCACGAGCGATTTTACCATTTTTCACAACATTAGTTGTAGTATTAGTATGGTCAGTACCGGTGTGCAACTTAATAGATGGTAACTTTTTCATTCCAAGCTTATCGCCAACCCAGTTAACACCATCAATAAGTTTATTTAGACCTTTTTTAACTGCATTTACCATTCCGGTGATATGACCTTTGATTTTGTCGATAATCCCTTTCAAACCATTTTTCATGTTATTAAAAGTTTTCTTAACAGAATTCCAAATACTTGATGCAATGCCAGTCAATTTATTTTTAATGGTATTCCAAACTTTTATAGCATTATTTTTAACACTTCCAAAAATATTCGAAACACCTTTTCTTAAAGAATTAAAAGTGTTTCGTACACCGTTCCATAAAGATTTAGCATAATTAACTACTTTATTACGAATCCAGCTCCATGCTTTGTAAGCTATATTTTTTACACCATTAAAAATTGCGGATACGCCTTTTCTTAAAGCGTTAAATGTATTTCGAACACCATTCCACAATGACTTAGCTCTTGAAATAACACCATTTTTTATAGAAGTCCAAATTTTTAGTGCAAAATTCTTAACTGCATTAAAAATTACAGAATTGACTTTTCTTACAAGTTTGAAATAATTAGTCACACCTGTATATAATAATTTAGCTAATCGAACTACTCCATTTTTTAAAGATGTCCAAACTCTAATTGAAAAATTCTTAACTGCGTTGAAAACTGTAGTAACGACCGTCTTAATCAAAGTGATATATAATCTCATTGCAGCTATCCAAAGCTTAACGATTTTTATAACACCTGATTTTATTGCGTTCCAAACCCATAATGCCGCTGCTTTTATACCGTTCCATATTGAAGATAAAACAATTTTTAATGCTTGAATTGGATTTTGTATAGCAAATTTAATGCCATTCCACGTTGCAATTGCTGCAGTTTTCAAACCGTTCCAAACTGCAATGCTTACATTTTTGATACCGTTCCAAATACCGATAATATAAGGTTTTAAGAAACCAAATACTGATATGGCAGTAGCTTTAATTTGATTCCAAGCAGTAATCACGAAATTACGAAAAGTTTCATTGTTCTTCCATAAATAAACGATACCTGCTACTAGTGCAGTAATCGCGGTAATAACTAATCCTATAGGACCTGTCATAAATTTAATAGCTAGACCTAAACCTTTGGTTGCTATAGTTGCTGCTTTTGTAACTCCTGTCCACACCACTGTTGCTGCTGCAGCGACTTTTGACTTAACTGCTTGCCCCATTTGAGCAACAGTTAATCCTTTAGTAGCATACATATATGCTATGGCTGCGGTTTGTGCAGCACTCATAACACCACGATATACAACTGTTGCTGCTCTTGCTACACCAGTGGCTATAGTTACACTGCCCATTACCGTTCTATATACGCCCCACATAGGAATGATTGCTGCTAATGTACCACCTACAGCAGTCAATATACCTGTCATCATCCCCATTGTGTTGTTAGCCGTCGCACCCTTAGCAATAAATCCAGTAATAGCAGTTGTAATACTAAGCACTACCGAACCAACTGGAGCCATACCTTTAACTAAACCAACAATAATGTTGCCAATGTTTTTTAATAACTGCCAAACTTTAGGACCGTTTTGATTTAAATAAGCTATAAAGTTTTTAAATCCTTCAGTAGAAGATAAATTAGCTGCCCAATCTTTAAATGTTTTAGTTACTCCTGCCATACCCTGCATTACTGTTTGAGAATGACCACTAAAAGCTTGAAAAAGACTGATTATACCGCTAAATACATTACCAAATATTTGTCCTACAACAGGTAAATTCGTTTTAGTATACTCTATAAACTGAGCAATTCCTTTATCAGTACTAGTGCTATTTGCCCATGCATTGAATTTATTAGCTAGGCTTTCAATACCTTTACCAGTCCATGTAAATAATGGTCCAAATTCTGTAAACATATGAGTTATACCATCACCAACACGCATTGCTGCATTGAGTAAATTTTGGAATATAGGAGGTCCTATATTATTAATAAGTTTGAAGGCATTTTGCGCATTTTCTGAAGAGGTAACCCAGTTACGCATTTCTTTAGATGCACTAGCAATCTTGTTAGTAGTCTGTGTAATGAAAGGTGTTAATTGTGTTAAAGCAATTCTTGCAATATTAATACCGTTAGCCATTGTGTTGAAAATTGCAGCCTGATTTGCTTTGACTAGATCTTTCCATTGGTTTTGTAAGCCACTTAATACATTTTTGTAGTTTCTGACTTCATTAGTAACACGTATTTCTCCGTCTTCTAACATTTTTAGTGCTGTTGTTGCTTGTCCTGTGAATGCCATAACACCACCTAATGCAGTTCCATATGCACCACCCAAACCAATAGCACCACCAGCAGCTGCAGTTGCAGCACCTCCAATACCAGCAATGGCACTTACTGCACTACCAGCGACCGGAATAATAGCGGATATGTTCGCAATCAATCCACCCATTGCAATCCCTCTGACAACATAACCAACATTTCTAAAACTATTACCAATTTTATTGATTTTAGCATTAACTTCTTCCCAACGTTGACCCATTGCAGCAGCTGCTACGCCAATGCCACCAATGATTGTTTGTTTGCGTTGCAACTTCGATAATTCGTCATTAGTTTCATTAATTCTATTTTGCAAAACATTATAAGCTAATGCATTTTCATAAACTTCTTTTTCTGCTTTATCTAACTTAGCGGGTAATTGACCAACTTCTCGATTCAAAGAAGCGTAAGATTTTTCAGCATTATTTGCTTCTTTCTTAGCTTCAGTCATTGCAGTTTTAGCACTAACCATAGCATCATTATTTGCGTCACTGAATTTTTGTAATTCATTTTTCGCATTAGATGTGGCTATTTTAGATTCATTTAAATCTTTCTTTGCACTATCAACTGCTTTAGAAAGGTTGTTATAGTTAACCTTAGCCTTAGATAATTGATTACTTAAAGAAGTTAATTCTGTTTTAGATGCTTTTCCTGATTCACTCAACTCTTTGAATTCTTGTTCTAATTCATCTACAGAACTTTTAGCGTTTTTCATTTTAGCATCCAATGCTGTAACAGCGTTTTGCATCTGTTTTTGGGCATTTTGTGCAGACTTAACACTAGATTGATGTTCTTTTAATTCATTATTCATCTTTTCATATGAATTACTCAAATCTTCATATCGTTTTTTCGCATTTTGAGCGTTCACAGCCGATTCTTTAAGTTTGTCAGACATGTTTTCTTGTGCGTTTCTTAATTTATCCAATTTTTTCTGTGATTCTTCACTGACACGGCCTTGTTGTGTAAGCTTTTTATTTAAACCTTCAAGTTCTGTTCCGTATTTATCTACTGATTTTTCGGCTTTATCAAAAGTTGATAAATTTGCTTTCATTTGTGCGTCAGCTGTTTTTAATTTACGTTGTAAATTAGCCATTCCTCTATCAATATCCGAGGTATCAATCCCTAAATCTATAGTGAATCCTTTTATATCACCTGCCATTTACATCCTCCTTTCTATAAAAGTTCATAAAAAAAGAGCTTAACTGGATTTACGTGGATCTTTACCAGTTATCGCTCCAATTAAGCTCTCGTTTGCTCCTACAGTTTTAGATTTGCTTTCTTTTTTATTTTTCAACTGCAATATTCTTATGAGTTCAAATATTTCTGTGTTATCTATATCTGTCATCTTCCATCCAGCTTCTAATAAATCTTGATAAATAATGTCTACGTTTTTAGACATGCTTTCGAAAGTCAAATCTTCTTTTGTTAGTGAACTACCATCTATTTTTTCTTTCCCGTGTCTTCGTTAGCTCCACTAACTTCAGTGATAATTGTTTCAAAGTATTTGTCACCATCAACGCCATCTTGTAATTCATCCACAGTGAATTGATTATTATATAAATCTTCAACAATCATCTTTTCAATTTGGTCTAAAGTTTCTTCGAATTTTTCTGCTTGTTCAATAGTTAAACCTTTTTCATTCGTAGTTAAAGCACTCATTCTCATAGATAAACGCGTTCCTTTACGAGCTTGTTTACCTGTGAAACCACCTTGTTTATAAAACTTTTTCTCTTCACCGTTAATGTTTAATACTAATGCGTTTGCCATAATTTTATTTCTCCTTTTTCATCGGGTTTTCTATTCAACCGATTATTTTTATTATTTTTGTATACAAAAATAGGCGACCGAAGTCGCCTAAATATTATTCTGCTGTTACGTCTGCATCTGTTTCGTTAGAGTCCACATTTACATTCTGAGGTTCTTCAGGTGTAGCTTCTGAAACTGTTAAATTACAAGTAGCAGTCTTAGAACCATCATTCGTTGTAACTGTAATGTTAGCAGTACCTGCAGCTACCGCTGTTACTACACCATTTTCATCAACAGTTGCAATTGCATTATCTGATGTTGCATAAGTTAAAGTTTTATCTGTTGCTGTTGATGGTGAGACAGTCGCTTGTAAAGTAGCCGAATCTCCAACGTTAAGCGCTAATTCTGTTTTATCTAATGTAACTCCTGTTACTTTAATAGGATTAGTTTTAAACGCCGGCACATTTACTTTAGTTGATTCTCCATTATCGTTAGCGAATGCCACTTGGAAAGTGCCTGCTGGGTAATCGGTATTAGCTTCTAATTCATTGATGGTAACACTAGCTGTTCCATCTGAACCTCTTTCTGCACTTCCTACTAAATCGGTACCTTTATAAACTTTTAATGTATCTGACATTTCATTTCCTCCTTATTATTACTATGAACGCCCCTATTCTGCAGAGATTACAGCTGACTTGCTATTCACTGTAACCTCAACATTTTGGGGTTCGTTAGGGTGTTACCTGTTCGTTAGTATCAGGTTGCTCTGGAGTTTGTTCATTAGATACTTTACCGAAAATAGATTTAAAAATTGCATCTCTACCTTCAGTAGATCCTTTTTGGTCGTAGGCCATCATTACTGCTAAATCTTCATCAAAACCGCCTACTTCACGTTCCATAAATTGACCTTCAATTTCATCAGAACCGAATTCTACGCCATCTTCTTTAGTTTGCCCTTCCTTATTAGGACGTGTGAACACACCTTTAGATAATCCAAACCATTCTTTAGAACCGTCTTCCATAGTTCTAGGAATAGCAACAGCAGTATAAGTGATTCCTGAAGATTGACCAAAACCATATACATTACTTGTTTCTTTATGTTCGATTAATCCTAATAAATCTTTTTGAACATCAATAGGAAGTTTGTGGAATTTGAATGTTCCTTGAGTTTCTCCTGCTGATTTAGCGATTTCAGCCACCTTATTCGAACCGTATGCTTTTTCTAATTCTTCACCGAATTCAAGTGACATTTCTTGTACATAATCCACTACTTTAATATCACCTATTGTTAAATCGCCATTTGCTGTTTCAGATAATACTGCATAATAAAATTCACCTAATCCGGTATTGGCATTATATCTACCCATTTACATTTCCTCCTTAAATTTAGGCATAAAAAATAGCCCTCCGTTTATACGAAAGGCTTGCCTATTCAATTAAATCTTTATCTATATGTCTTAAACTATCAATCGTATATATATTACCTCTATAACGTCTGGCATCCATATAAATTTTAATTTCATGATCATATTGGTCTGTACCATCTTGTTGACGAAAACCAATATTCCATAATGTTTTTCTTATTTCCTCTTGTAACAACTTTACGACATCGTAATTAGGGCCACGTACATCGATTTGATATAAATATTCAGTCGATAAATTTGTGTCACTTGCATATGTCGATGGTTGAGGCGCAATTAATGGACTAATCAATATATACGGTCCTGAAGTGTCGGCAGTTTCATCATAATAATACGCTCGAATGCGACCCTTACAATATTGAGCAATTGTTGCATTATTCAATAGGTATTTTTGTATAGTTTTCAACATATCAAACATCATAATTCACCTTCTAGCGTTTCTTTAATAATTTTTTTATATGGTTTTTCTGCCATAAACATAGTTCGCGCTATTGCACCTTTACCTCTAGGGTTGGGATGTTTTACAGAGCCATATTCATTAAGATGAATAATAGCGTAACGATTCATAGAACCTTCCCAATGTAATTTGACCATTCGGACTTTACCATAAATATAATAAGGACTTGTGACACTTATTTCATTTATACTTTCACCAGTATCTTTAAAAACTTCAAAATTCTCTTTCATAACACCTACAACATATTTAGAGCCTAGCTTTAACGCTTCATCTTGCGCTTTTAACATTTTCGCTTCTCCATATTGCTCTCTAATCTTACGTAGCATGTTATGCGTCCCTTTAATTTCTACGCTCATTAACTTATATACTCGCCAATTATTTTTATATTTGAATGAAAATCTGTGTCGTCATCAATTTGAATAATATTAAATTTCTTTCCTTTATATCTAGGTAAATCTATTTCAAAATACATATCATCTCGAATTTCATACTCCATCGAATACCAAGTAACCATAGTAATTGTTGCTTTATTATCTGTCATGTCCAAATCTTTCTGCGAAGGAGGATAAACATTAGCAAAACATTGATAATATACTTCACTAGTATTTTCTCCAGGAAAAAAATCATCGTTTGGTTTTGCTATATAAAAAATAACCGGTGTGCGCATATCTCCACCAGTTACTATTTTTCTATGTGATCGTGTCATCATCTGATACCTCCATATTCATAATTTGAAATTGAACAATGCTAGATAAAAAGTTATCGTGAAATTCTTCTAATTTATCATTTAAAACATACCTTGTACGTTCATAAACTAACTCACGACCAAGATTATACTCTTCCATATTGAAATCACCGCATTTTGCTTTGATATCATTATATGAAAGCTCCAAATCAACTCTTATTCTTTCGTTTTCCATTTCATAGAATATTCTATTACGCTTTTTAAACTCTTCTACATGAATAGAATCAATCATTTAAAAACCCCCTATTCTGCTGAAATAGATGCAGATTTACTATTTGCATTTACTTCAACGTTTTGGGGTGCTTTAGGGTGTTTCAGTTCCTGCATCTGTATCAGTTGGCGCTCCATGTGATGAAAAGTCCACATCATAAACAAATGATGTTTTATTATCATCAGGTTCAGCATATAAGAATTGTTTCGCCGTATATAAATCCATATCTTCTAAAGCAAGCGTTTGGTCAAATTCACGTACAATAACTTCGCTACCTGCATAGAAATGATAACGTGATTTATCATAAGCAACAGCTTTACCTTTTGGTACGAATTCACTTTGTTCAAACGTTACATTAAACGGAATAGGACTAACAAATGCACCATTGTGTACTTGCATGAAAGCAACACCAGTATAAATATAATCTACTGGATTTAAAGCAATCACAACATTATTTAAAACATTTGCGCCTTTTGTTCTTTTAACATTGCCATCTTTATCATAATACTCTTTGATAGATAAATTACTAATGATATTTCCAATTTCTTTAATAGCAATTTCGGGCGTTTCTAAAGTTAGTTTCCCAGCGCTTGGCTTAGCTGAAACAGCTCCATTTGTACGGTTAATTTCATTTAATAAACCGACTGGTTGGTCTTTAGCTTTACCTTCACCTTGAATCGCTGTTTTTTCAATAGCTACTGCAAAAGCTTCTTTAATTTGCGCACGTACAAAACGGTCTACCCATTGCACGCCTGCATCTTTTAAATCTTTAGGTACTACTACGAAAGCAGTTGCTTTACCTAGAGAAATGTCTTGTTCATAGAATGAAGCCTCTAATTGGCCACGGATTTCTCCAAAGATTTTACCCCAAACTACTTGTCCTTCTGTTACTGAACGAATAACGCGTGTTCTTAAACCAGTACGTTCGATATTGATATGTTTTAATAATGGGTGGTCAGTTTCGATATCTTCAAAGATACGGTCGACAACAGTTTCAGGTAATAATTCCCCATCTTTCCAATTAGTATCTGTATTAACATGATCTTCTGATACTAATGCGTTATAGAATTTCTTTTCTTCATTCGTTAAACGATTTACATTTCGAGAATTTAGAACTGCAGTATCTCCAGTTTCATTTTTAATATCTTTTCGAATAGCATTGGCAAGTTCTTCACTATATGCATTCATATATTCAGTGTATTTCGCTTTAACTTCTTCGTCTGTTGCTTGTGGATTCATATTTGAAAATTCTTGTAAAAGTTTTTGAGAATTCTCGAATCCTTCTTTGTTCTCTAAATTAATAGGCATAATTTCATTCTCCTTTATTTTGTATTCATATTAAATAGTCTTGCAAAACTATTTTGAGGTGCTTCGTTAGGGTCTTCTTTCTTACCTTCTCCGCCCTCTTGTTCATTTGCTTTTTTGACTTCAGATAAAATTTCTTCTAGTTTATCCATTACATCTTCAACAGTGATTTGTTCCCCTTGTTTTTTAGGGTCCTGCGTTTGTTGTGTTGGGTCTTCATTACGGTACTTGCTCATAAACGTTTCACCTCCTAACATTGCTGATGTTGCAGCAGCAGCTACACGCGTACTTTTAGTTATGTTATCAATTAGCCCTAATTCTTTTGCATCTTTTGCTGTAAACCATGTTTCTTCGTCCATATATCGACGTAAAAGCGCATGATCTATATCAGGGTTTTTATCAACGTAACTATTAAAGACAACAGAATTAATACGTTCTAATGAATCGGCTTGTTTTTTAAACGTGTTAGAATCTCCTGCTATTTCAGTCCAAGCATTATGAACCATCATCATTGCGTTGCCTGGCATATTCACAGTGTCACCAGCCATCGCTATAACAGAAGCAATACTAGCAGCTAATCCATCGATATTAATCGTTATATGTGCATTGTGTCGTCTCAACATGTTATAAATAGCAACGCCTGAAAATACATCTCCACCATTACTGTTTATATTCACAATGATTTCCTCGACATCTCCCATAGCTTTCAATTGGTCTTTTATGGTTTGTGGACTGATGGTCATTCCTTCAACAGTTACATTATCGATAAAACCATAGATATCTATTTCGTTGTTACTCATTTAAATCACCTCCTTCATTATCTGTAGTCTCTTCATCTACAGTTTGATAGTTTTTAGTGATTATAAATTTCTGCATTTCTTCACTACCTATAGGTTCATAACCTGTAAGTTCACGAATCTCATCTCTATTAAAAGAACCACTAGCAATGAGTTTGTCGACTGCTTCACTCACTTCTAATGGTCCTTTTTGGTCTATTGAAATTGCTTTTATTCGTTTACCTTCTTTATAACCGCGTTCACTGAAAAGTTTTGCATTTAATTCATCTGTGATCTTCTCGATGATAGGTTTGATACAAAACTTCATGTAGTTATTTGTCATCGCTTCTATATCTGCAGTTTCTCCGTTAATCAGTCCAACGGGTATACCAAGATTTCGCGCAACGTAACTTAATAGTTGGTTAGGTACTTTAGCTAAATCATCTATTTGTGATGAAGTTTTAGCACTGTTACTGGATGTATGTTCTTCATATTCATAACCTTTTTGAATAGGTACAATAGCAATATCATTTGTAGCATATGCTTCATATGCTTTGTCTATAAACTCTTGCATAGCATTCTTTGTTTTATCATTCAAAGAATAGTTAGCATCTGTACTAAGTGTTGCTCGTATTTGATTATTCATTAAATTAGACTTAATTAATCGACCAAATATATTGCCATAATCACTAAATAATCCGTTTAACATTTCAGTTATTGATTCGTTATTGTATTCAAGATATATAACATCACTCATTTTAAAAGTACGTTCGAATTCGTATTCTCCTACAATGACATGCTCAAATATATCATCATACAGTGCGTATTCGTCTCTATAAAAATCATCAGCTATAATTAAGTCTTTAGTGTCAGTGACAACAATTAAAACTTCGTTGTCATAAATCAACTTCCTAATAACCTTTTGCCAAAATGTAGCAGCACTTTCATCGGTATTAGGACGGACATTTAACTTATAATGTGTTGTTGAATTAGAATCCTTTTTACCATTCTCGATTATTTCGAATTTTGTTTGACTAATTGTTCTAGCAATATGATTAATGCATGTATCTAAAGCCCAACGCTTTATATAAGCTTTATGTGAAGTTTTTCTCAATAATTCAAAATCATAACTAAACTCAATTGCTTCATTACGTCCCATTATCCTATCGAATATACTCAATTTATCACCTCCTAAAAGCTAATATCTGCCATGATAAACGGTTGATCATACTCCAATATTTCATCCGCTCTATACAACGCATGTAACATAGCATGAAAACCATCTGTTTTACGTCTTACTTCATCCTTTTTGATGTATTTCTTACTTCCATCTGGTTGCATTTTTACTGCTACATTATTTGTGAACCATCGCATTAAAGGATTATCCCCGAAAACAATTTGTTTTTTTGCAAACATTGTATCTATACGTGGCGCTAATAAGCCATGTATAGCAGTTGGATTCTTAATAACTTCTAAAGGTATACCAGCTTCTTCAAATGGTCTACGTACAATGTCAGTTCTGAAATTATCTGATATAACTTTAGTTAAATTGTACTTTTGTTGTTGCTGTAGAAACCAATTAACAATGTACGAAATATCGATAACATCATCATCAACTATAGTAAGCAGTCCATCATCAGCCCATTTCTCTATAGGCGGCTCAAGATGTGTAGTTTCTAAAAATTCTCGGCGTATAAACGAATGTGTTTTCCAATAATATGTGTCATTATCTCTGAATAATAATCCTACACTCGCAAAATCACGTACTAACGCGTAATCAAGACCGCCAATGCAAGCTTTGCTATCCAATTCTGGCATTACTTTATTGGTTGCAAGTATTTCATCCCGAGGTGCAACTACCTTTTCTTCATCCACTTCAGGTAAATTCATTCGTTTAGTCATAAATTCAGGTTTATTAGAACGATTAATGTGCAAAACATTGAATTCTTCTTTAATTTTACGCTTTAGATTCCTTGCATATCCTGTTAAAGGAGGATGTAACATCGGATTAGATTTTTCCCACATTGATTCATCGTCAACTTCTTTAGGGTCATCTAATTTACAATAAAAAGGAAATATACGGTCATCAGTATTTGTACCTTTCAATACTTCTAACACTCTATCTTTCATACTATCCATAAATCCTTCACGAACATAACCGTCAGTAGAAATATAAAACGTTCTATCATGCGGTACTTTACCAAGACCACCACGTTTTACGTTCACCATATCCGCCGTTTCATATACAGCAATCTCATCAAAAATAACACATCCTTCACGTCCGCCATCTTTGGTTTTCGTATTAGATGTGTTGTATTTGATAATTGAACCTGTAGCTCGATTTTTAATCTCTGTTTTACTAACTTCATATGGTGCTTTAGGTCTTTCACCTGTTTTGTTTCGTTTGTGTTCTAATAAACAATCATATATCTCATTGAATGATGTTTTTGCTTGGTCTTCACTATTCGCAACAATTGAAATATCATATTTCTTAATGCCATGTATTGGAGTAGTCATAAAATCACTAATTGCACTGATAAATCCATTCTTACCAGCACCACGCCCCATGAATAATGCGAATTCAGTAAAATAAGGTGTTTCAAGTTCATCATCCATTAAAAATATAAAAGCTATTACAAATTTTTGATAAAGTTGAACCGGAAAATACCATTTATTAATAAACTTGATACAATTTTCTATAGTATCTTCATCGAAATGAATATGATCTTTAACTAAGACTATTTCTTCCAAATACTTTATTAAATCAATACGTTCTTGATTGAGAATTATCTTTCCATCTCTCCATAATTGGATATATTCATCAACGTACTTGTTTCTAATCATACATAATCATCAACGGGCTCATCCGTTTCCTCAATCTTTTGTTCCTTAGGTAATAAATCAGAAAGTTGTTTAATAGCTCTCTGATAAGATTGGTCACGTGTATTGTATAACCTAGCAATGGGTCTTTCACGTTCGTATGGAGGAGCTTTATCTGACTGCTGGAATAAATCATATTCGCCATTTTCCTGTATGTCTTCCCACATATAGTTAAGCATCACGCGTAACCTTGCAGCTTGCACAATTAAACCAGTGGCCACTTTTAACTTTTCACTCGGTAAGTCTTTATATATTTCAAGAAGCCTTTTCTCCTCTTTTTTCACCAGTTTCTCACGTTCACGTCTTTGTTCCTCTGTAAACTCCACTTTATCACCTCTTTCTGCACATAGGGGGAGGGGGTACGGGTTATATGTGAAGAATTGTGAAAAATTCACAAAGTCGAGCCCACTCGCCGTTCTCCCTCTTTTGAAAAAATTGACAAATCTTTTGACCCGGGGGTATTGGATTTACCAGTTTTCATCTGACCATTTATTTTCTTTAGGCTTAAATTGATTTCCTCCATACTGAAATCGTGTATGTCTTTTGTTGTGACATGCTTTACACAATACACGTAAATTATCAGTATCAAGTTTAAGGTCTGGTCTATCTTGTAATTCTTGTATATGGTCAACCTCTAAGTTATCTGTAGTCACTTTTCCTTCTAACTTACACCATTCACATTCATAATTAGCACATTTCAATACATATGAACGAACATCTGACCATGCTTTACTATTATAGAAACGTTTACGTTCTTTATATTCATTGTAATCAATCATAAGAGTTAAGCTCCTTAATCTAGATACATATGGATCACCTATGTTTATGACATAATAAAAGACACACCACTTAATGTGATGTGCCTAGCAAATTAATCCTTACTATTTGATAATATCAATATACATTATTTCCATGCGCAATTGGAGGTTCCCGGAATTGCGATTTAATCAAAGTGAATATATCCTATTCTTTTAGCTGTCTCTTCCATCATCTTTCTTCTTAATCTTAGTACTGAATAAACGCTTATTATCTTCCCGTCATTCCTCTTTTCTGTTAATGCTTGTGCTATGTCTTCCCATTCATATATCAATATGTCTTTCTCCCAGTATCTATAATCAGCTATCTCTTTTTGTTCTGGTGTAGCACTTCTATATATATCCTCTATAGCTGTTATAGTCTTGCTTAGATTAGTGTATAACTCATCTTCATGTAATTTAATGACTTCACGTTCTATAGGACTAGATATCAGATTACTCTTCCCGCCCCCGATATTAGTATCAGTAGGTTGGTAAAGCAGTTCATATCTTCTATATGCTAACTGCCCTTTCATATTATTTAAATTCTCCCAAAACTCTTCTACTTTCTTTAAGTCTGGTTTACTTAGTTTCATCCAATACCTCCAGTTACTTTATACGTTTATCTAACTCGCGCTTTATCTCTAATAATTCTTCATCTGTTAAATGTCTCTTCGGTTTATCTTCATGTAATAGACATAGCGCTAAATAACCTACTTCATATTGCAATGCTTCTATCTTATCGTCTTTCTTTGAATTAATGAGTAAAGTTACAACAGTAATAGTCGCTAATATAATTGCTATAATAATCCACATTATTTACTCACCTCGTATTTCTCTGCGCCTTTCTCCTCAATTACTACATCACTATTCATTACTTGTACACGCTTGCCATCTATATTAATAACTAATGCTCCGCCGTCATTATATTTGGTTCTCACTTTATCTCCCTTATATTTCTTAATTACATCACCTGTCTTACTGTAAACAGTGACTGTTCTTTCTAATCCTTTCGTGTCACTTTTATGGTCTTTTATTTCATCATCTAACCATGTACACCCACCTAGAAATACTGTTAATAATAATGTTGCTGCTAATACTAATTTTTTCATATTAAAATTCTCCCAAATTGTATGCTCTAAGTTTCATTCGATTGGCTTGTGATTCTATTGCTCTTTTAGTTACTTCATAATCCTTAGGGCATTTATCCACCATGTCATTCGCTTGTTTACGACAAATGATTTCATATGTGATTTCTTTTGATAACTCGTATAAAAATATAATTAATAGTGTTTTTAATATTCTCATTGGTTTTCCTCCTAGAAAAATAATTGAGTACCCAGCCCCAAAATAAATCCGATACCTGCTACAAGTGTTAAACTATCTGATTTATGTTGTCCTATTTTAAAATGTTCTTTAATAAAAGATTTACTCATAAGTATTTCTGTAGTTAATTCCTTATAGTAATACGTGTTATCTTTAAATACTGCAGGATGTTTTAAACGTTTGATCTCTACAAAATCACCAGGAAAGAAAACTTTACTAGGTGTTCTAGCTGTTTTCACACATGTGTATTTCATTAGTCGTCCTCCGTTTCCATATTCGCTTTAAGTTTAAATTTATTAAGCTCTTTCATAGCTACTCGCAATTCTTTAGCTGCTCGTTCTACTCTTTTAGTTAACAAGGTAAGTTCGTTCATATTCTCTATATTTAATTTTGCTTCCATTTTATATTTAGTCATTCACTCACTGTCCTTTTCTTTTAATTTAATTGAATATCCTTTTTCATCTCTAACTAACTCTTTTCCATATCTTTCATTACAGTTATTACAACTAAAAGCTAAATGTATCGGTATATTATTTACGTACAAATATTCATACTCTGTGTCCCAACTTCCACAGTTAGCACATTGTATTAAGTCATTATATTTACGTTCTGCCTCTTCCTTACTCTCTGCCTCAACCACAGTAAACGTTTCATTCTCACGTGCTTTAGTTACATGAGTGAAAGGGTGACCGGTTGAATCTGTTAGTGTGCGTACTAGGTATTGGGCCATTAGTGTTCCACCACCGGATAATGAATATCTTTAATTTTTAACGAACATACACTGTAATAGTAATCACCATTACCTCCATCTGCATAACATGCGCCTTGCGCTATAGGGTTTTGATTATGGTACAAAACTACCGTAGCAAGACTTTCGCTTTCATCATCCGGATAATCCTCAAATATAGGACGTGTGATTTCATCTTCTATTTTCACATTAGTTATTAACGCATCTAGCTTTACATTTGACCAAGTACCACCGGCACTTGCGCAACAATCTTGTTCACTTTCAACTATTTCAATTACTGTTCCATCATCAAGTGTTAGTGTTTCATCAGTCCATGCCGTCACTCTTTTGTATATTATTTGTTCTTTTATTTCTTCAAACTCTTTGTAATTATTGTTATACATCCACACTCACTCCTTATTCTGTGTCACATGATTTTACTTCATGCGTTATAACGTACTTTTTAGCTGTGCCACCACACTTTTTAGCCATTCGACGCGCTTCGTATAAATTTTCAAATAAACTAGCCTGTCTTATATCATTGGTAAAGCTATAACATTCTGATACCTCTACTATATAAATACCTTCATTCACTTCAACTACATAATGTTTATCTGTTACTACTGTCATCCACACTCACTCCTTATTTAGTACCTCTTTAACTTTTTGTAGTATGTCTTTAGTATCCTGTACTTCCAAAGCCTTTTTCTCCTCTTGCTGTTTCATTGCTAAACTCCTTAACTGGTTCTAACTCTGGTGTCCATATTGGTACGATAACTAACTGTGCTAGTCGGTCGCCTTTGTTGATAACATAACTTGTATTTTTCATTTCTAGCATTTCTAATAGACTAGTGGCATTTTTATTGTCATTAGATTCCCCTTTAATATTTTTATAGTTGTATTCATCCGTAGCTAACGTTTCCTCATCATTCTTAACATTAATCTTCATATGACCTTGAAACCCTGCGTCAATCTTCCCTGTCTCAACTACAAGATGCGTCTTACTACTCACACCACTTCTGCTTGTAAGTAATCCCACATAGCCTTTAGGAATGTTCACTGCTAGATCAGTTGCAATTAACGCTTTTTGTTGTGGTTCAAGTATTACTGTTTCTGCTGCATATATGTCGTAACCAGCGCTTAAATCATCTGCTCGTTTAGGTAATGTTGCGTTGTCGCTTAGTAGTTTGATTTGTAGTGTGTTATTGATATGTTTCGTTGCATTTTTCATTATTTTATTAGCATCTAATTCCATATTATCTCCATAACCTTTTACTATTTTATAATTATTACTATTTGATTTAGTCATTTATTCGTCCTCCGATTTTTCTATAGATACTATATATTTTGTTGCGATCGCTACTTTATCACCTACAAAGTCTTCTACCTCGATATAATCCGAATTCATACTGTTAAAAACGTAAATAGCTCCGTCAATAGTAGTTTCATAGATATATACTGCGTCATTTACTGTCGTTATAGCGTATTTGTTTTTCTTTACTCCGATATCTTGGAAATAGTGAAACACTTTACTTCTCCTCCCACTTCTTGATGGCTATACGATTACTTTTAATATCCTCACGTGATACTGCAACAATCACACTACGTTCATTAACATACTTTAGAAATCCATTTACTCGGTTTTCTTTTAACATCCTTGCAACTTCAACGGTGTTCATCCCGTTTGTGTTTATTTTGTATTTAACATCCACTGTGTTGGATAGCTGCATTATTTATCCCAACTTTTAAACGCTTGCTCTATCATATCTCTAGCTTTGCCGATATCTTCTTTACCATTCTTCCTTGGCGCTCTACCAATATATTGAATAGCTTGTCCTATCCACGCAGCAACGACTGGATTATAATGTTTGCAAATGGCTTCTACTATTTCATACATTTCAAAATCATCAAATTGATAATAATCTGGTTTTACATTTTGTTCGCCACGCTTACGTTGTTGTACGTCGTTGGATTTCTTTTGGTCGTTCAATATTACTTTTGTAGTAGCACTCAATCTTTCTACACCACTCACACTTTCAGTAATACTTTCCATATGATCTTCCCAATCATCAAAGTAATTCTCATCAGTAATAGTGTATAGATTACCGACCGAATCAATTACTGCCTTATTCTTATCATCGTCATCAAACTCTAATTCAATTACTTTACCTACAACTGTTATCCCTTCGCTATATTCACTCTTACCTAAGTCATACACAATGATATATTCACCTTTGTTCAAGTCTCGTATTTTCATTTAATGCACCGCCTTTGGGAAAATGTCGTTTTCCATCAGATACACACACCACTTGTTACGTTTATGGACTTGCGGTGTTCCATCGTATAACCATGGATGGTCTCTTCTTCTCTTTTCTTCAATGAATCTCTTTCTATCTTCTTCAACTTTCTTTTTCATTTTTTCCATATATCTGTAATTCGCTAACTTCATCTCGCGAGGTACAAAGCACGCCTCTTTAAGCGTCCAGCCGTATCTAATTCTCATACGTATAAGTGCTTTAGAAATACCGTTAATTTTAGCTTGTTCGATGTAGTCGTCTGGAATTTCATAAACCTTATCTTTTATTCTCATTACATTTTCCATCAACTATACCTCCAGTCCATAATTTTCAATTTGTCGAATTCTATAAATTTTCCATCTAAGTAATCGTTTTTGTGATTTTCCATATCGTGCTCAATATATTCAGTTAAGTCTCTATTCTCGTTATGATCATACACGGGTATTTCTACTTGTCGCTCAAAAGTTGCGTCATATCTGACTGTGATTGTTTCCATTTTCATTATTCATCACCCTTTAGCTTTCTTCCTCTCACGTCTTGCCACTTTCAATTCTTCGTAAGTTATCCATTCTTCACCTGTATACTTAGGTGCTTTACATATCCAAGTTAATTTCACACCTTGATATTTGTATCTAAATAACTTCGCCTTTAATTTAGCCGTTTCTGTTGCCATACCTTTAACGTCTATAACTTCGATTAGCTTTCCATCATTCCACAACGCAAAGTCTGCAATGTATTCAGCTTTACGTTGTTTACCAAATTTAGGTATCAACTCATATCTCGGTTGTATCTCGATATAGTCATAACCATCTATAATTAATCGTTGTTCTAAGTACTTGTAGTAATCACATTCAACTTTGCTATCGAACGTTATACCTTTATACTCAACTTTCTTTGCGTTGTATTTACTCAAGTGCGCCACTCCTATAAGAAATCAAATATATTCGTTTGATCTGCTCTTACTAAGTTGTATTCTTGTTTAATTTCTTCTAATCTTTCGTTTGTAATTGTATATCCATCTAAATCAAAGTGTTTGTTTAATCCAAACACTCGATTTCTACCTCTATCTAATGGAATAACCTCAATTACTTTATTAGTATTAGCTTGTTTTAATTTATATTCTGTGTGCAATCCCATTTACTTCACCTCGATAATAGCGACCCTATTTTGACGCTCTACACGTTTTTGGATAAATAGTTCATACAACTTCTTTTCGTCGCCCTGTGCATGTTCTATGAGTTTCTGAGCGTACACATCAGAACACTCGAGATTTTGTTTAATAAATTCTACAGTTATCAAAATTTGATACCTCGCATTCGGTAATCTTCACCGTCCATTTTGACTAATGTTGTATTCGACATCATACGACTGAATATACGTTGAGCGTCTTTGTTTTTACTTAGCTCTTGAGCATTCAAATTCGTTGTATAAATGTTGTGCTTGCCTACTCTTGATTCAATCAGCTCAAACATCTTACTTGTCGCAAATTCATTCATATTAATACCGAAATCATCGAATACCATTAAATCAACATCACTGATTACTTGATTTAATTCTTGTTCTGTCAAGTTACTGTCTTTGTTGTATGTGCCTTTTATTGTTGAAATAAGTTGCGGTACATTCATGTAAAGTACTGAATAACCTTTCTCTTTAACTGTCTTTACTATCGACATACTTAAATGTGATTTACCTGTGCCAAATGATCCTTGCAGCAATAACGATTGCTTATTATCTAATGTGAAGTTATTTGCATATCTCTCACATAACGCTTTAGCTCTCGCTAAATCTTCATTCGTTGCTTTATAGTTATCAAAAGCGCAGTTAGATAAATCATCATTTATAATTGATTTCATAAATATACTGTTAGCTTTTTGTGATTTGCGATGTTGTTCAAACGCTGCTTTTCTTTCTTTCGCTAGCTTTATCATTTCGCAATCACAACCATCTTTAACTACATAACCTGTATCAAATTCGTAGTAGTCATAAATACGTCCACATTTATCACACTTCAAATTGTATTCTTGTTTAACTAATTCATTTTTAAATCCTACTTTACTTGCGATGCTTTCAAAGGGATTCATTTAATCACTCCCTAAAATAGATTTGCATAAGGGTTGTTTTTCGATTCCTTATTATTTACTTGTTGATTAAGATATCCTTCAAACTTATTACCAAATAGCGTTTCCGGTCTTAGGAACTTCTCCATGTCCGTTCCTTTCCATTCAGCTACTTTGTTATCAATCACTTTTTTGAAATCGTCTTCTGTAAATCCTTCATTCCATCTAGCTTTAATTACAGTCTGTGTTTTATTAGTAGTGTGTTTATAGTGCTTACCGGTTTTTTCATTAAGATAGTTAATGATTGGTTGGTAATGTGGTTGATGCGTAGTCGGGTTGCCCGACAATGTATTACCATCATTATTAGTATTGTTATTATTAGTTAAATCATTATTAGTACTATTATTATTAGTAGTATGCGATTCTCCTACGTAGGTTTTTCCTATGTAGGAATTTCCTACGTTGGTTTTTCCTACGTTGGAAAATCGAATGTGGTTAGGTTGCTCATATACTAAATATTCATACTCTTTCAATCTACCTTTATCATCACGCTTTCTATTACGCTGTATATAACCAACTTGTTCCAATTCTTTAATCCCACTTTTCAAACCACTAAGACCATCACTAGAATGTTTAACTATTTCTGTTTCATATACTTGCCAGTCATCAGGTCTACTAAGTAAATAAAGCAATATACCTTTTGCTTTCCAACTTAAATTATCGTCGTGAATAAAATCTTTATGGACAGTTACAAAACGTCCACTCTCTTTAAACACTCTAAACGTTGCCATTTTTCTCACCTTCTCCATATAAAAGCCATTCAACTGTTGTGTTATAATCTTTTGCAATCTGCTTCAATTTATTCATTTTTGGTACGTGCACGCCATGTTCCCATCTGATAACTGCAAATCTATTAACACCGTATTTCTCCCCGAATACGACCTGCGTCAGATTTGATTTCGTTCTTAGAATCGCTATTCTGTAACCCATTAAACGCATGTCTCTATAATTTAACGGTCTTGCTTTCATTGTTTTTCACCTCGTAACATACTATTGAGTTTGTCGTCTACTGCTATCCAACTATTATGCAAATGGTATAAATCATCGAATGATTGAACACCTATATTATGTTGTTGGTTATGATGTCGTCTGCATAAAGCTAATACATGTTTTCCATAATGATTCATCTTATTGCGGTTCATTCCGCGTCCTACAGTTTCATAATGCGCTAAGTCAGCCTTAGGCTCACCACATATTACGCAGTTTCTATTTATCGTCGCCCAATACAACATAGCTTTATCACCTTTTAGTAACTTGCTTGTTTCCATTCTCATAGGTATTTGGTTATGGAACATAAAGGCAATGATTAATTCTATTAACTCGCTAGCTATACGTTTGCTGCAGTTACTTAAACTTATGTGACTATATCCATTCATAATTTCTAATTCAGCTTGAAATCTTTGTCTCAACGCTTCTACTGGTTCGCCCCAATGCAGTTCAATATCTCTACACAATGCGAATATCTTTTTGCGTTGGTCAATTGAAATTAATTTATTGTCTGGAACAGTTACATCTGCGTTGACTGTATAACCGTTATCTATTAACTCGGTATGGCTATTCTCCAATTCAACACCAGTGGCAACAACGGAGTATGTTCCGTCGTTGTCTTTCTGGTATCTAGTAATTCTTTGCATTTATACCAACTTCTCCACTTTAAAATAATTGCCGTCTAAATCGGTTACTGTCGTAAATCCTTTTTTTAACTTTGTACTAATGTAACTGTGACTTCTGCCTAAAAAATAACTTGCTCTAGTCATACTTATAAATTGGTATTCAATACCTAAATGATTGATTAATTTAACAGACATGTTCGTCGATTGTAGTCCTATTTCAAACGCATGATTTGTGTTTTCCTTGTGCGTACACCATTCAAGATTGTTCACGTTATTATTCTTAGGATTTCCATCAATATGATTAATACACTCTTTTCCTTCGATAGCTGGTATAAAAGCAATTGCAACTAACCTATGAACCAAAAAATCTTTAGATTCACCATTTTTCCAAAGGTTAACTCTTACATCTTGACCATTTGGCGTTTTATCTTTTAAATACCGTTGTTTCCAATTTCTAATTCCATGCTTTTTTGTGAAAGTGGTTTTATTTTTATGTGTTCTAACTCTTCCGAAGTTGCTAACTTCGTAAATGTTTTCATATCCAACAACGTCCGTCCAAATTTCTTTCATATAAACACCTCATTAGAACGGAAGGTCTTCTGACTGAATATCAATCGAACCATTAGCATTTGCGAATGGATTTGATTCAGTGCTTAGCGAATTTTTAGACTGATTATTTCCTTGTTGTTCTGCACGTTTCATTTCTTCGGTTTTTGGTTCTGGTTTATTAATCACTTCGTCACCTTTATTCCAAACTTTTACAAAAGAAAGTCTCACAAAGTACTTGCCTTGATCTTCATTAAATTTATGTTTTAAAACGATTGTTCCCATTTTATTAATCAAATCATCAGTATTAAATGTTAAATCTGGTAAGTTTAATTTGATTCCTAATCTACTTAAAAACTCTACATACTGTTTTTCTTGGAAGTCTTGTTGGAATGGTGGTACAAATTGATTGTGCTTATACTGTTTACCTTCACTATTTTCAAATACGACTGTGAAATATCTGTTTTGACTGTCATTGAATTCAATATCTTTAACTTTTACTGTAAATTCTCCAGCTCCTAAGAAGTCGCCGCCTTTTAAGAAAGTCTCTTGATTAGTTTCTTTAATGTGTTGTGCTTGTCCTGAAATATTCATAATTTAATACCGTCCTTTTAATTTGTTTTAATTTCCGTTTCTTATTGCTTCTACTACGTCTGTAATACTTGGATTAATAAATTTTTTATTGCTTATAGTCACACTTGGTGAGTGTCTAATTTTCGTTTCAAATGTTTCTGATGGCTCTGCATTTAGAACGTATTGATACTTTACTTCTCCACCTTCTTCATAGTTTTCAATTAACATTCTTGCTAATACATCACTTTGAGAAAGTACAGCTTTACGTATTTGATCTTGTGCTTCTAATGTGACAATTGGATTAATTATTGCACCATCGTCATTTTTCTCTTTGTTAATACCTTCATGACCTGACACTGCAAAATGGAATTGATATTGTTCTTGGAATTTAGCAACTAGTCTATACATACTTACTATGCGCTTAGCTGCTTCTCCCCAGTCATTAAATGTAGGCTTTTTAGTAGAACCTTTCATTACATCTTCCATTGTCATATCACGCAGTTTCTGTAGGGTTTCAATTACTACTACATCAATTTCTTTACCTTTATCTCTTAAAGCTTGTATGACTTGTGGCAATGCTTTAATTACGTATATAAAATGTTGATAATTCTTAATTGATACAACTGCTCCATCTTCCGAAACAGTTGTGCCATCTTCATTTATATCTAATACAAGTGCATTTTTATCTTTTGTTAGGAATGTCGTTTTACCTGTTCCAAACTTGCCGTATATAGCAAATTTGTAATATTTATTTGCATTCTTTTCACTAATATCTTGAATGTGCAACTTACTAAGGATGTCGTTATTTTCGCTCATTTATCTCACCCTCAAGCTTTGTGTTTGTTTAATTTCTACGCCTGGCACTTCATTTTCTTCTTTTAAATGTTTTAATAGTGCTTTTTTATCTATCTTAGGTGCTTGTGATAGCCAAAAATCTTTAGGTATGTGTTTTTCGTCTGTGACATGTAAACTAGGAGGATTGTTTTGAATGTTATAACTATTCAATGCTGTTTTGAATTTAGTCTTACCTGTTGATTCCATCGCTTCTTTTAATGATTCTTTTAAACGATCAATCCCGTTTTTATTAGTTGTTTTACGTTGCTGCAACCTTTTAATTTCTTCGTCAATCGCTTTGTTATCACTCTCTAATGATTTGATTACAGATACATAACCATCAGCTTTATCTTCTAATGCATCATTTATACTTGCTAGAGTGTCATTTAAAGCTTGTTCGTCACCTTGTTCAGATATCAACTCATAAACTTGTTTGTAGTTATCTGTTAAATCAAATAATGTACTCATTTAAATCCCCCTACCATGCCATCACCGCAGTTATTATATTGTCGGCTTCGTCAGTGTTTTCTTCTAACCAGTTGAATACAGCTTGCCCTAAATAATCACGAGCATAATCAAAACCTGTCATCTCATCAATGTTAATTTCATCTATTACTTCATGTTGTAATGTTTCGATAGATATATTAACTTCGAATTGCGTTATCTTCTTAACTCTCAATGTGAAATGGAATCCTTGTATGTTAACCACTTTTTTAGTTTCTTCGTTTATTTCGTAATACATTGACGAAACACCTCTATCCGTGTATATTTAAGTTGTATATTTTATTAATCGTTTGACTGTTAAGCGTTGGCGCGCTTAGCGGTCTTTTTTTCTGCATAATATGTGTTCCAAAATGCGTAACTACCGATGTAGCTTGCGATTGCGAATACGACGCTGTAATGAAAATCAAAAGTTATCATTGAAAAAATCATTGTGCTTAGTACTGCAGTTGACCATGCTAAAATGTGTCTCATGTTATCCCTCCTTTAAAAATTACGTTTAGCACGTTTTTTTATTTCTTCGTCATATTCATTCAAAAACTCTTTCATTTTCTTTCTATTAAATGAGTATTTACCTCCACCGTTTCGGCTAACAAAAGTACTGAATGGTTCTATTTTTCTTCTGAAATAAGGTTCTGTAATAATATGTTTCGTGATCCAAGGTATGGAATAGTTATAATAATTCGCTACTTCTGTTAACGTCATATTCATTGGTTGGTTATCGATAAGATCTTGGTATTCTATTTTAGAGATGATTATGTGTGTTTCTGGTATTGGTACAGTCACGTTAATTGTTTGTAAATCACTCATTCCATTTCCTCCTACTCTGATAAAAATTTATTGATAAAGTATTGTTGTCCTTTACCTGTAACTTTTGTTGTTCTTGTGACTCTGATGGATCCATCTGGATTGTTTTGAGTTCTCTTTTTGATATCCATGATTTTTAAATCCATACTTCTTTGAGTGGGTAAATTGTATGACTCACCTTGTTTTTTAATTAAATATCCATTATCTCTTAACCACTGGAACAATCTATTTTGTCCAATTTTCACTCCGTTCTGACTAATTAACTTAGCAAGTTCTCCTACAAGTATTGAACTTGTACTTGTATCTACTGCGTCAGCAAATATTACTTTTGGTTTATCTTTCTCAATTTGTGTTTCTAACTGGTTGATTGTGCTATTCGCAATTTTCAATGCACGTTGCATTATCATTTCTGGGCTATTCCATGCTTTTTCAACTTGGATGAAATATTGTCTTGCTCTCTTACCAGGTTCGCTTCGTTGAATCATTGCGATTTCTTTTGCAGTGTCTAATGTGAGCGCGTGATCTAAGTAGTTAATCGAATTACCTTGAGCTGTTACTCTTTTTTGAGTAAGAGCTGTATAATCGATATTTTCTTCGAAACCGTAATTAACCATTCTTTCAAACCAATCGTTATATCTTGTCTTTACTTCTAAAGCTTCATGTAGTTCTCGGCCACTGATTGCAATTTCTCCATTTTCTTTTTCTTGAATATTAAACATTTGAGCTATATTTGTTTTACTTGCTAAGTTGTGCATTCTTCTTCCTCTCTTTCTGTATTATGTTTGTCTCTTTGCATTCGTCTAATCCGATAAAACTCGGATTCATCACCAAAAAAAATATGGTTTGCATCAACGAAATATAAATGCTCCATTTTCAAAATTAAATCTCTAGTTATTTTCGAACTATTTCTTTCATATTTTGATAAAGTATCAACATTGATATTAAGGTTGTTTGCAGCTTCAGTTTGAGTTAAACCAATATTTATTCTGGCCGCTCTAATACTTTGTTTCACTTTCTCACCACACTTTCTTTAAGAAGTTAATTACACTATATCCGAATTTTCTCGGAATGTCAAACGGATTTTCTCGAATAATTTATAAAAAATCCGATTTTTTCCGAAAAATGTCTTGATTTCCCTATTATCTACCTATATAATGGGTGTATAAATAATTTTTCTTGAAAGGAATAAAAACTATGGATAGAAACTTAGAATTAAAACAACAAATTGCTGCAAACATTAAAAATTTAATGAAGTCTCAAGGTTTAACACAAGTGCAATTATCTGAAAAAACTGGTATCTCCAAAAGTACTATTTCAGATTATATGCGTTGTAAAACTTTAATTAATGCAGGAAACGTAGAAAAAATTGCTATGGCTTTTGGTGTTGAAAAATCTTCTATAGATCCTACTTTCAAGAAAAATAATTCAAATTTTTCTGAAGTTATTGCCGCTCATATTGATGACGACGCTACAGAAGAAGAAATTGAAGAAATATTAGCATATATAGAAACTAAAAGAATGATGAGAAGAAACCGTAAAAAGTAAGGGGATTTGTTTATGCAATTAAGAGAACGTTTACTTAGTTCAATTCCAAAGGTTGAAATAGACATTGATAATAATCTACCAGCTAAAGGTGGCGGATATTATTATAGAGATGAATTTGAACCTGATGGAGTAATAACCATTACTGGGAATGTTGATTATTATAGACAAAACGGTATATTAGCTGAAGAAATAGGACACCATGAAACTTCTACTAAAAACATTTTAGATGCTTACAAATCTTCTCGAGGTATATCTGTAAACAGTTTAAAAGAAGAATTAAAAGGCAGAAGATATGGCTATGACTTAGTTATACCTCTACAAAAATTGATTGATTGTTATAAACAAGGAGTTTGGGGTAACGTATATGAAATGTGTCTATCAATGGGAATAGATAGGTCATATTTTCATGAAGTAATAGAAGATTATAAAGTTAGGTATGGCCCATTTGTAAAACACAATGGTTATGTGATTAATTTTGAACCATTGGATATTGAAAAATTGGACTAACTATATTTTTTTACACCAAAACAGAACATACGTTCTATAAAAGGAGAAATGAAAATGAATTTAAAAGAATTTCAAGAACATATTGAAGGTAGATTACCTGCATTAGATAGTTTTTATGATAGAGCAATTAATTACCAATTAGATAAAGATAAAAGAAGACCACCCAAAAAACGATGGTCAGAAGCTAAAATCGAGAGAGCTGCTGATAATATGTATAAAGATTTAATAAAAAGCATATATGAAAAAGTGAAATCAGTAGTTGAAGAACACGAAAAGAAACCTGCCAATGTATGGATTGATTACTTAGAAAAATATGAAATGTATGAACAAATTAATGAATCACTATATGAAATTGAATTCGAATAATTAAAAAAGCCTAAACTTTTGTTGCAACCTAACTTATAATTAGAATTGTAATGTATTATACAACTATATAAGTTAGGAGAAATGTAGTATGAAAAAAGTCTTATTTTTAATTTTAGCTAGTTTTTTAGTATTAGCAGCTTGTGGGAATAAAGAAGAAAGTAAGTCGGAAGATAAAAAAGAAACAAAGTCATCATCAAAAGATGAGAAGAAGAAAAACGAGGATAAAAAAGCTAAAGATGATAAAAAGGAAAAATCTAAAACGAACAATAATACAGAAAACGAAACACAACAAGCAAATACAGAACAAAAAACTCAAGTTGTAAATCAACAAGAAACAACACAAGAACCTGTTCAATCAGAACAAACTCAACAATATCCAAAACAACAACTAACACCCGAAGAGCAACAAAGAGCTGATGAATTAAGAGCAAATGAAAATTCTCAATATAGTGATGATTGGACCGAAGAAGACCAAGCGCAAGCAGAATCTCGTACGGACGGTTATGGTATGGCAGATGATACTGGTGACTCCGTCGATGAAATGATGAAACGTAGCGAAGAATTCAATAAAGAAATGGGATTAGAATAATTTTACGGGCAGTTCCCTACTGCCCTATATATTTTTATCTTTTTTAGGAGGTGAGGCTTATAAAAGTAGGTTTTCGTATTTAAAATTTAGGAGGAATAGAAATGAACGTAACAAAACGAACTAACAAATGGCAATATGATTTCAGGTATAAAAATAAGCGATATCGTAAAGGTGGATTTGGAACCAAGAGAGAAGCTACTACTGCTGGAAACGAAAAGTACAATGAATTAACTAAAGGTTTAAAAACTGACACCGAACTATCTTTCATAGAATATTATCATGATTGGTTGAGAGTGAATAAAGAAAATAGAGTAAGTAAGTCATCCTATAATCGTTATTTATATTCAATTAAGGCATTCGAAGAAAAGTTTGGCGATATTGCTATGAACGATATTACTCAATTGAAATACCGTGAGTTTCTAAAAGAATACGGTGAAGGCAAGTTTCTAGAGGATGGTGGTAGAAAAGTTAGTAAGGAAGGCAGAACTACAAACAGTGTTCAAAAATTACATTATTGTTTGAAATCTTCATTGCAAGATGCATTTAGTGATGGATATATACAACGTGACCCTACTTACAATGCAAAGCCTATCGGAACTAAAAGTAAACAATCGGAAGAAGTAAAATTTATGTCATTAACTGCTTTTAAGAAACTTAAAGCAAGAGTATCAGAAAGTAATGAATTATCACACTTAGTAATCTATATTTTGATATGTACAGGTGCAAGGTTTGGAGAAATTCAAAAACTGAAATACGATGATATTTTAAGAAAAGATAATTTAATACACATACCAGGTACAAAAACAGAAAATGCAGATCGCACAATTCCTATATCTCGTAAAGATATGAAACATATAACTAACGTTTTAAATTCCCGCGCCATTTCTTTCAATGGATATATATTTAATACCGGCGCTAATTTAATAAGTAATAATGCAGTAACTAAAGTTTTACATCGTTTTTGTTTAGAAGAAAATATTGGGAGATATAATTTACACGCTTTACGACACACACATTGTTCAATGTTAATTCATGAGGGTATGGCAACACATTATATAAGTAAACGTTTAGGTCATTCTAATATTACCGTTACTCTATCTACTTATAGTCATTTGCTTGAAGAAGAACAATTACAAGAAGATGAAAAGTTATTAAGGGTATTAGATAATTTTTGA